AAATCGACTGACAGAACGCTACCGTTCATTAAGGATCCTAACCACAAGCGCCTGCTGCTACGGATCATTGCCAACATTGCCAGCCTTCAACAGCAGATCAGCTCGGGAGATATCGTCGCGTCATCGTCGTCGTCATCCTCTTCCGGAGGAAGCGGTGGTGGAAGTAGCGCGTTTGACCTGCTGGATACGACGCTCGGCAATCTGATAGCGGCAGATGGTTCAGCGTTCGATGTTCTCGGGGTTGGCGCAGACGAGCAGTACCTTTCGGCTGATGCGGCCGAGACGCTTGGGGTCAAATGGAAAACGCCGACTCCGGGTGGTGGGCTTGTCTATGCAGGCCAAATATCCGGCGGTGGTGGCACTGCAACGCTTGGAGAGGTAACAGGAATACCATCCGATGCGGTTCGGGTTTTGTGCGTGGTGCGTGATGTTTCCTTGACGATATCATCCGGAACTGGTCGTGTTGTGGTTGTTCCCGGGGATACATCCAGCTATTCGTTCACCAGCGATGGTGATGAAACTCAAATCTACAGCGCCGGGCCAACAGTAACAGACTGGACTTCCAATATCGGTATTCCGATAGCCGTCACAGGAACAGGGTATAGCGGTGGCAAGTTTGCCGGTATTGTTGAATTTGTAAGGCAGCACGGAACAAACAAATGGATAGCCAACTCCACAACAGGAAGAAGCGATACAGGTGGATTATCGACTCTTTTGAGTACCGGATACCTTGATTTTTCCGGCCCTTTGGACAGGATCAAGACCATCAAGTATGGCGGCACGGGGTCAGTTGGTGGTGGAACTGTCGATGTTTACTACGAGCGCGAGGCACTTTCTGTAAGCAACGGCGCCGGCGAGTTCTTTCTCGGCACTATCGCTGTTGGAAGCGGCGCATCCTCGGCAGAGATGACGGGGATACCGTCATCAGTAATCGCGCTCAAACTGGTCTTTAACAACCTTCAATCAAATAGCAATACACTCCTTCTCGATCTTGCGTCGAGCGCGAGTTATGGAGAATCATGCGCCGGCAGCACTACCCACAACACCGGTGCGACGACTGGCGGGTATTCATGGACTTCCGGATCTGGTGCGGAAGTTACCTATAGCGCGTCGCTGGCGTTTAAGCACCACGGCATTATAAATCTTAGAAGAATGTCAGGTACTGACAGGTGGGTAGTCTCTGGCTCTGTTCACCGTGAAACAGGATCTTCGTCATTTCTAAATATTTCTCTTGGTGGCGAATTCGACCTGTCTGCCGTGCTTGACAGGTTCAAAATAAAGACCTCAACCGGCACGTTTGGTGCCAATGGAAGCATTGACGTTTATGGTGAGTACCAAGCCGTCTCTACTGGAGGGCTCACTCATTTAGGTGATATCACCGGAGGAACCACCGCAACTCTTGGAGAGATTACGGGGATTCCGTCATCAAAGAGCAAGATCATTCTTGCGTTTGATTCCATTGCGGTCAATGTCACATCAGGTTCAAGCAAAATCTCTATTCTGTGCGGTGATAGCGCCTCATACGCCACCGAAGCGGAATACGGGGCAGAAAATTGGGACGCCGGAAGCTCCTCCGAGGGGTCCACTTTACAGTCAAATGACGGGGCTGGTTTCGAGCTTGTGGGGATTGGGACGGGCGGCAACAACCTGCTGCATAGCGGGATAATCGAAATGGTGAGGATATACGGAACCAACACATGGTCTGTGAGTGGCGCTCTAGGCCGCGAGAGCACCTCAAGTTACCAATACTTCGTGTCAGGGCGTATTACGCTCACGAATGAAATGGACAGGCTAAAAATCATTGCAAAGTCTGGCGGCTCCCCCGGTGTTTACTCAGGTGGAACGGTCAGCGTTTACTGTATGTAAAGAGAGGGAATAACTATGGCAGTTAATCTTGCTGGTGGTGCAACCGGAGCGGTAAGCGGAGCGTCGGCCGGCGCATCGTTTGGCCCATATGGTGCCGCGATTGGTGGCGTCATTGGCGGAGCTGCCGGGTTGTTTAGCGGCGGCGGAGACTCTGAAAAGGCACTCGATGATCAGGCCGATGCCGCAAGAAGAATGTCCAAGATCGCCAAAGAGCAATGGCGAACCTACCAGTCAACCATTTTCCCGCTTGAGCAAAAGGCCCGCGAAATGGGCATCACCGCTCAGGAGCTGGCGCTGCAGCGCGGTCAGACAGATGCCGACCTGTATCAGAACTACTACGCCCCGCTTCAAGAGAAGTATGTCGGATCCGCGCTTGAGGGGATCAAGCCGCAGTACGACAAGGTTGCCAAGGATGCGCGTCTCGGTGTCGACCGGTCGTTTGACGCCGAACAGGGCATCCTGCAACGCAACTTGGCTCGCCACGGGATTACTCCGGGAAGTGGAGAGTACACCGGATCCCTCGAGCGTGGCGGTCTTGCTCGTGCCGCCGCCCTGTCTGATGCTCAGAACACCGCCCGCGAGAACGAGCGTAACCGGGTAGAGGATACGAACTTCAACCGCATGGGTACGGTTCTTGGTCGTGCGCCGGTCGGGTCGAACCCGTCACAATCACTGCCGCAGTCGAATTTCCCGTCGATGTACGGGATGAACGCTGCCGCCAACCAGTTCGGAAACGTGGCGCAGGCTTACGGTCAAAACGCCATGGGAGCCCAATCTGCTGGCGTACAGCTTGGGCAGGCTGGTGCACAGCTGTACGACCAGTTCGCTAACTCAGGTATTGGGAAGAGCATCGGAGACACGGTTTCCGGGTGGTTCGGAGGCGGATCCTCGACACCGGCTGCGCCAAGCACCAGCGCGAACGGGGCGGGCGCTATCGACATGTCTGGCGTCAACCTGTACGGCGGAGGAAGCGGCGCCGGCTACCGCGATGGTGGCGAGATTGCCCCCGGAGACGGTCGCGAGGCCGGCCTGATTCGTGGGCCAGCCGGCAATGATCAGGTCCCGGGGCGGATCCACGGGGCCGACGGGAACACCTACGAGGCCCGGTTCACAGACGGCGAGTACGTCATACCGCCCGAGGTTGTGATGGACAAGGGAACCGATTTCTTTGACCAGCTGATCAGGAAATCTCGAGAGAAGCGACAGACCCAGCTCAGGAGGGCGCACTGATGGGATCCTATTCATTCGGACTGGCTTTGCGTGGTGCGAACGCCGGACTACAGGCCGCAAAACAGCAGGGACGTGCCGACGAGGACTACAACTACACGCGACTACAGCGCGAGCAGGGGCAGGAAGATCGCACCCATCGCCTGCAGCGTCAGGACATTACCGAGGGGCGCGATGACGAGGATTACAACCGCCGCAAGGAAGCGGCCGACCGATACCGTGAAGGCAGCGAGGCGCTTCGCCAGCTGATGCTGGGCAATCCGCAGGCAGCTGGTGACTACGCAACAAAGTGGTCCGGAACTGGCGGTAAGTTCAACATCAGCAAGGGTGATGACGGTAAGTACCACATCAAGATTGATGAAAAAGGGAAGATCATCGATCAAAAGGCCGACCTCGACACCATCGGCATGACGATTCAGTACCTCATGTCTCAGGATCCATCCAAGCGCCTCGACAAGGCCCGCGATGAAAGGGTCGCCGCAAACACCAAGGCAAACGAAAACCAGTTCGCGCTGGACAAGATGGACAGGGAATACGAACTCAAGGGCCAGCTGGAAAAGGAAAAGATGGGCGCAGAAGGAAAGGTCGCGCCCTACCGCAAGCAGCTCTACAACATGTCCCGGGATGCCTACGGGGCCACGTTCGCCAACGGGTCGTGGAGTTTCGGGGATGCCAACAAGGAATCAAACGCCGCGGCAAGAGCCGATCTGGCGACCTCCATCTATGAATCCGGCGTGAAGGACACCAACAGCGCGAACAACACGGCCAGCAAGCTGATGAAGCAGTACACCACGCAGGCCGAGAACTACGCCGACAAGGAAGAACAGGAAGGCAAGATCGACATTGATCAGCGTGATGAGCGGGTGGCTGAACTTATCCGCTGGCAGGTCGATAAGAAGATTGCAAGGATGCGCGGCGAATCTAGCGCCAGCCCCCAGAAACCGCCCCCAGAGGCCGGAAAAGTAAAGGCCGAGGGTGGGAAACCCGACTGGAACAAGTTTCTGGCTGGTGCAATAGCGAAAGGCAAGGAAATAGGTAAAACCGAGCAAGAATCAACAGAGGCAGCGATCAAGGCGTACCGGGAGCGTTGGGGTGAACCGCCCGCAAAGGGTGAGGACACAACTGCCAATACCGGCCTCGTTCGCCGCTAAAACTTAAAGGACCTACAAATGGGATCATGGCTGGACGGCTATGCCGACTCCTTTGGTGCGCCAACCACTGGAGACGGCTCAGGTAATAACCCGGAATCCGTTAATGGGGCAAAACCCTCGAAAGATCAAATACTGTCGATGCTTGATGAAGCAGCCGATAAGTATGGGGTTCCCCGCGAGAAGATTCGCAAGATGGCCGGCGTTGAGAGTGACTACAACCCGGATGCCGTTTCGCCAAAGGATGCTCATGGCGTCATGCAGGTCATTCCGTCGACCTTTAAGGAGATGGGCGGAACAGATCCCAACGATGTGCGCCAGAACATCGATGCCGGCGTGGGCTATTACAAGCGTATGCTCGAGCGGTACAACGGTGACGATCGCCTTGCCACCGCGGCCTACAACGCCGGCCCCGCGGCTGTCGACAAATACGGCGATGTGCCGCCGTTCCCGGAGACTCAAGATTATGTAAAGAAGCTGGTTGGCCCAGAGAAAGCCAACAGCTGGATCGACGAGTTCGCCGATTCGTTCTCTACCCCCCCTGCAAATACCCCCTCAGAAACACAGCAACCCAGCTGGGTTGATGATTACGCCGATACGTTCTCAGGCGATCAACCGCCCGCACCGGGCACCCCTTACTCCCCCGAAGAAGCATTGACCTACCCCGGCCAAGACAAGCAGGCCCCGGGTAAAAAGCCGGAACATGGCGATTTCATGCAGGGCCTTGTCGGCGGTGTGGTTGGAACCAACCCCAACATGCTCGGTAACGCCATGGAAGCCCTCGGCGTGGTGACCGACTCCGACGGTCTGCAGCAGGTCGGTGCTGATGTTGCCGGGTGGGGCGAGGAACAGCTCAAGGAATACCAGCCCCGGGTGGCCGGTCTTGAGGATGTTCAGTCGGTCGGTGATCTGATCGATCTGGCACAGTATTTCGCCGGTCAGGGCATTGCCAGTATCGCCCCCGGGGCTGCGATCGGTTTCGGTGTCAGCGCCATGTCGGCCAACCCGGTACTCGGTTTTGTGGCCGGCGCCTCGTTGCCGTCCTACGTGCAGAACCTTGGCGACGTATACGGCTCCATGAAGGGCGACAAGAGCCTGCAGAAGCTGATCGAGAATGGCGAGCTGACGCAAAAGGGTATGGCAGAGACGGCGATGAAGGTCGCTGTGCCGATCGCCGCGCTCGATCTGGTCGGTCTGGAGAAGATCCTCGGGCGGGCGTTCAAGCCGGCCCGTGACGACCTGATCAAGCGGGTGGTCAAGGGTATGGTCATCGGCACGATATCCGAGGGTGGCACCGAAGGTATGCAGGAAGTGTTGTCGCAGTGGGCGCAGGTTCACCTTGGCAGCACAGGCCCAATGATGGACCGGATAATCAGCGTCCTCAACAACGCCTTTGCCGGTGCCGTGACCGGCGCGCCTGTCGCCGGGGTTACCTCGGCCTTCCAGAAAAAGGAAGAGGGTCCACCCCCACCCCCGCCACCCAGCGGCGAGCCCCTTGACGAAGGACCAGACGCGGAGTTCTCTGACGAACCCCCGCCACCCCCCGGAAAACCACCGGAACTGAGCGCGCCGTCGGATTTCGTTGTGCACCCAGACGGTACCGTGGCCCAGCAGGGCGAGGTCGACGATCAGGTTGCCCAGCTGTGGGCAGAGGGCAGGAAAGAAGAGGCCATGAACCTGCGAGCCAAGACCATGGGGCTCGACAAGGCCCCTGCAGGCGCAGGAGACTTCACCGAGCAGGATGCTCAGGTACTCAACAGTATTGCCGAGGAAATCGGTGCACCGCCGCAGGTATCACAGCTGGCAGCCGCCCGCCTCAAAGCGGAGTCCGTGCTTGGTGAAGAGGCGGTAAACCAGCTTATCGGTCAGGTAGCCGTACAGAACAACGAACTGCCTGACGCCCAATTCTTCCCCATCCTGATGGATGCACTACGAGGAGCAACCGAAAATGCCGCTCAACAGACCCCTGCTGGCCCAATCGGACCAAGTGATCAAGGAATTCCGCCGCCGCCGCCAGCAGGTGGCGCAGGTGGCGCAGGACCCGGGGGAGGGCCCGCAGGCCCTGTCGAAACAGGCCCCGGGGCTGTCGGACCCCTACAACCTGATGGACAACCGCCCATTGACCAGCCCCTCGGACAAGGAGAGGGAGAGCCCGCCCCCGTCGGTGAACCTGATCAGGGAGGGCTAGACGACGAAAACCTGCTGGACGATGCCCCGCCACCCGGGCAGGTTAATCCTCAGACTGGATCCGAACAAAACCAGTCTGAGGATACTGACGAAAATTTGCTTGATGATGCGCCCCCTCCCGGGCAGGGCAAGCCCGCGGAAACCGATCAGGGCGGGGATGCGATCAATGCCCTCGACGAGCTGTTCGGGAAACCGGAAGAAAATCAGCCCGAAAATGCTCCGGAAGGAAAGGGTGGCGAGAATATTCCGGAAAAAAATCAGCCTGAAAATGTTCCGGATAAATCCGCACCCAGCGAAGGTGAAGAAAAAACCGGATTAAATACCCCCGAAACCGGGTCAATTAATCGTCCCGATCGCCGCCAGAAGAAAAAGCCCGGTATCAAGACCGAGCGCCGTCAGCGCCCCGGAGACGAGGATCGCCGGCGCAACTGGTCAATGCGCAAGAATATCGACGAAATGGGCGAGGAAGAGCGTAAAGCGGCGATCGCCGAACTGCGCAAGTCCAATGTTGCCAACAAGGTCACCGGACTGCCGAACAAAGAGGCGTGGGATACCACCCCGAAAAAGAAGCACATCGTCTCCATGGATGCCGACAGCCTTGGCTGGCTGAACGACAACGTGGGCGACAAGGCCGGCGATTCCCTGCTCAAGGCGATGGGAGAGGCGCTCAGGAAGCATTTGGGCGATGATGCCTTCCACGTCCATGGCGACGAGTTCTGGGCCCATGGCGACGACAAGGAGGCCCTTGAGAAGGCCATCAAGGCCGCTCAGGCCGATCTGGCGAAGGTAGAGATCCCAGCCGGCAAGCACGGCACCCTCAAGGGTGTTCAGTTCAGTTACGGCATCACCGGCGACGAGACGAGCGCAGACCGCGCCATGAAGGCCCAAAAGGCCGAGCGTGAGGCCGCGGGTCAACGGTCAGCCAAGACCAAGCCACCGGTCAACCTTGTGCCTCCGCAAGCTCCGGATACAACGAGTGACGGTGGATCCGATCTTGATAATGCCGCCAACGAGGCGGCGACCAGCGACCAGAACGACACCCCGGAGCCGACTGATGGCCAGAAACAGGCCGGCAACTACAAGAAGGGTCACTACAAGATCAACGGGCTCGATATCAGCATCGAGAACCCGGCCGGCAGTAAGCGCAGGCCCGACTGGCCGGCGCTCAAGCACCACTATGGTTACATCAAGGGCACGATCGGGAAGGACAAAGACCACATCGATACCTTCCTTACCCCGGAGGCCGAGGATACCAGCCTGCCGGTCGTGGTAATCGATCAGATCGACCCGAAAACCGGCAAGTTCGACGAACACAAGGTCGTCATTGGCGCGAAGAGCGACACCGTCGCCCGCGGCATTTACACGGAAAACTACGCCAAGGGCTGGAAGGGGCTCGGCGCATCCACCCCGATGACGTGGGAGAACTTCAAGGAATGGTTGGCCACCGGGGATACCACCAAGCCGCTGGCCTATAAGGAACCGAAGAAAAAGGCTCCGGGCAAGAAATCCACCCGCGCGGCTGCCGACGAAGAGCTCGAGAAGCGCCTCCCGGACCTGAATCTTTCTCCCGAGAAGGAAATCGCCTACCGCAAGGGCTGGGAGCATGTCATCAGTGGCGGCACCCTGTCGAACCTCGACGACAAGAGCCCCGATGTTCGCAAGGGCTACGATGCCGCTCATGACTGGCTGAAGCAGACCGGCCGCACCGTATCCGGAAGGAAGCAGGGCGGCACCGGAAACCAGCTGCGGCGCTGGTACGAGCTGTTCAAGAAGGTCAAAGAGGGTGGCGTCACCGATAAGGACCTGAAGGACCTGATTTCGGCGCTGGCCCGCCCGGCCATGCTCCCCGATGAACTGGTAGCCGAGGGCGCAAGTAACGGCGTCAAGGGCATCCTGATCCAGCTGCGTAGCACCCTGCTGCCGTTTACCGAGTGGGCCGGATCCCAGCTCGGTGGCGGTCGCGGCCGGTGGCACTCGTCGTTCTCCGAGGTACTGAGCGACAGATGGGAAGAGGATCCGGATCGCGTCAAGGCGCTGGCCCAGCAGTATGCCGACACGGTCAGCGAGGTTGCTGCCCTGTTCGACGGGGTCAAGCGGGTCGAGGAATTCCAGCGCAAGTACACCGACCTCATGTCCAACGGGGTGGTGAAGAAGAAAACTTTCAACGGAACCGAGTACGAGGCGCACGACTACAAGGAGATTCACAACACCTTCATGTCGATGGTGCGCCGCAATCCTTCCGCGCTGATCATCCCCTCTCGGTACGCAGACAGGCTGGTGAAAGAGCAGGACGAACCCCTGAGCGTGAAGGGGCGCGCCAAGCCGCTATCGCGCCCGCGCCTCGATGAAATCCGTCGCGACGGATTCAAGACCGATCGCAACGGGAGGAATATCTCTTCAAAACTGCTCAAAAGGGTGTTCGGGTTCAAGGATATCACTATCGGTCAGTACGTCAGCTCGAAGGAAGAGCAGGACCACCTGAACTACGCCTACGACGCCTTCATGGATCTGGCCGAAACCCTTGGCATCAAGCCGAAGGATATCTCCCTGAACGGCTGGCTGTATTTCTCGGTTGGTGCGCTGGGCCATGGTGGCAAACACGCCGCGCACTTCTCCCCGAACCAGCCCCGTGCAGAGGGCACCCCGGTTGCCGTGATCAATGTCACCAAGGGTAACGGCGACGGCTCCATCGCCCACGAGTGGGGTCACGCCCTCGATTACTACCTGCGGGATCCGGAGAACCCGGAAAACACGGCAAAGGCCCGCATGAACCGCCTGATTGAAGAGGCGGTAGGCGGAATGAGCCAGCGCGTGATGGATCTGGAGACGGCGAAGCAGGACCTTGAGCGATTCATTACCGGCGGCTGGCATTACCGCGGAGACAAACACGCCACCAAGATCGGCAATGCGTTCCGGCGCCTGCAGCAACTCAGGCTTATCGTGGATACCGATTACCTGAAAAACGCGAGACTACTCGACAAGGCACAGGGCAAGCCGAGGAACAAACCGTATTGGGCGAAAGACGAAGAACTGTTTGCCCGGGCGGTCGAGTCCTTCATATTCGATGTGTCGCCGGGAATCGATGATTACCTCGTCAGCCCGTGGGTTGAGGATGGACATGTCACCAAGGATTCAGGATACAAAGGCACCCCGTACCCGGCTGGCGATGATCGCACCCTACTGAAAGAGGTTTTCGGATACATCTTCGATCAGATCGAATGGACCCCGTCAGGCCCGAGGGTGAAGGATTCGTTCAAGCCGGACCTGACCAAGAAACTGAACGACGACAGGGCGAAGCGATTCAAGGAGCTTTCCGACTGGCTCAACGAGCGCGCAAAAGCAGACGAAAAGGAAAAGGCAGAGCAGAAAGATGCGAAAACGTCAGGCTGGAAGGGTGGCACCAAGCTGGCCCGGGCGCTATTTGTGGCGCTTGCCAATGGCGAGCTCCCCTCAGACAACAACGGACTGCGTAAGTTCGTCGCCGAATTCGACGGGGTAAAACCGTCCGACCTGAAATATGACCGCCTGAAAGAGGCTCAGGAGGATCTTGAGGCTGCCATCGTGCAGCGCGCCCGCTACCTGCTGACCAAGACCCACGAGTTCCGCTCGGAGTCCACCAATAACCGACTCGCTGACCAGCAGGCATGGGAGGCGCTTACCCAGCTGTACAACAGCCAGCCGGCGCTCAACCTGCAGACCAGCACCAGCGCGGCCAATCAGGCGTACAGCACCCCGGTACCGATCGCCTACATCGCCGGCCGCATGGCCGGCATCAAGCCCAATGGCGGAAGGGTTTACGACTCGACCGCCGGTAACGGGATGCTGCTGATCGATATCGAGAACCCGAGGTCTTTCAGGCATGGCGATGTGGTTGCCAACGAGATTGACCCGAAGCGCGCCGAGGCGCTCGGCAGGGCGATGGGGATCAACTATCCCTACGGGTTTAAGGACAATGCCACCGTCACCACCCGGGATGCCACAAAACCAGTCCCGGAGGACATGGTTGGAGAATTCGACTCCGTCATCATGAATCCGCCGTTTGGCGCACTTCCCGAAGAAGTCAGGATAGATGGCTACAAGATCAACAAAATAGACCACCTGATCGCGGCACGAAACCTGACCGCCATGAAGGAAAACGGGCGCGCCGTGCTGATTCTCGGGGCCAGCAAAAAGGCTGGCGAGATTACCGCCGTGGAACGTCCGTTCTTCAACTGGCTGTACTCGCACTATAATGTTACACAACACTTTGAGATTTCAGGTGATCTGTATAAAAAACAAGGTGCGGGATGGCCGATCAGGGTTATAGTCATCGAAGGGCGCAAGGCATCCGATCAGGTCGCCCCGAAACAGATCGAGAAGAGGGTCAACAGTTATGAGGAACTCTACCGACACTACGAGTCAATCCGTGACGGCGTGGTGGTTTCCGAACCTTCCGGAGCGCGAGGACAAAATAGCGGCTCTGGCGATCAAGCTGCCGAAGGAGGAGGTCCGTCCGACACCGGAGGATTACCCAACCCTGCTGGCCAGCCGGATACAGAGACTGGCGAATCAGGAGGAACCGGATCGTCTACAGGAGCTGGCGGAGGACGCGGGACTGGAACCGGAGGGAATCGGGGCGCAGGCGGTGGAGCAATCGGAGCTGGTGGAGGAAGTGATCGACAGTCTACGGGGTCCGAGAGTGAAGCGGAGGCCGTGGCCGGAAATGGCGGAAGTAGCGCAGGAAATGGACCTCGAGGCGATATTGGGGGATCTGACCTAGACGCAGCCGATTTCTCGACCGATGATTTCGCCGACCTGATCGACGAGGTTATCGGAGAAGAACAGACCGCCCCGGAAGAACAGCCCGCCAACAAGAAGCAGGCCCCGGGCAAAAAGACAGAACAGCCAGCCGCAGAGAAACCCACCCCGAAAGAATCACTGAAGCAGGCCGGCGAATCCGCCAAGGCCATGTTCGGTGATGCCATCGACGGGCTTGACGCCCTATTCAATGACCCGGGCAAGCTCGGATCCGGCCTGTCCTTCGACGAAAAGACCTACGCCAAGGCGCGCCCGCACTTCGTCTCGGCACTCGAAAACGCCATCAAGACGGCGAACTCCCTGAAAGAGGCGTTCCGCGCCTTCATCCAGTTTGCTATCGACCGCTGGGGCGCCAAGATCAAGCCCTACCTGATGCGCTTCAAGCAGGATATCGACAATGACGAGGTCCGGATCCGCACCAAGTCGGAGTTGATGCAGGAGGATGCGCACGAGGTCAACGAGTTCCAGACCACCTATGAGGGTGAATCCTCAAGCCCGTCGGGAACCATCCTGACACCGACAAATCAGGCTCGGTCGGTCAAAAAGGCACTCAAGGAAATCACCAAGCGGTACGGAAACATCGATGAGTTTGTTGCCCGCGAGCTTGGCTACGACTCGGTTCAGGCTATGCACGGGGATCCGGCCGGCAGCAAGCTGGGCGGTATGCAGGTCGACGCAATCGCTATGGCGATCCACCAGATCAAGACCGGTGGCGCGCTGATCATTGGCGACCAGACAGGCGTAGGCAAGGGCCGTCAGGCCGCTTCGATGATCCGCTGGGCGATCCGTAACAACTACGTGCCGATCTTCATCACCGCAAAACCCGATCTGTACACGGATATGTGGGATGACCTGCAGGAATCCGGCACCGCCAACGTGGCCCCGTTCATCACCAATCTCGACAAGGCAATTATCGATCGAAAGAACAGCCCTGATCAGGACAACCCGCAGAAGCTGTTCGGCAACACCAAGGCGCAATACACCGACATGGTGGATGGGGTGATTGCATCCGGTGAGCTGCCGGATGGTCGTAACGCCATGTTCACGACCTACGATCAGATCAACACCGTAAACAAGCGCCGAGAAATGATCGATGCGCTCGCCCCACGGGCCCTGTTCATTCTCGACGAGGCGCACAAGGCGGCTGGCCAGTCAGGCCGAGGCGCGTTCCTGCGTGATGCGCTTGAGAAGTCCGGCAGGGCTGTTTATCTCTCGGCAACCTACGCCAAGCGCCCGGACAACATGCCGTTGTATTTCCTCACCGCCATGTCAAAGGCGGCAGATACCATCGATGACCTGATATCGGCCGTCAATGCCGGCGGTGTTCCGCTGATGGAAATGGTGTCGAACGCCCTCACCCGGGCGGGGCAGTTCATCCGGCGTGAGCGGTCGTGGGACGGCATCAGCATCCCGACCTACATCGACCCCGACAGGGAGCAGCAGGTCCGCGACGAAGAGGCTCACGATGCGGTAACCGAGCGCCTGCGCGCCATCGTGGCGGCCGATCGCGCCTTCCACGACATTGCCATGGATGCCATCGTGGCGAGAATCGTCGGCCCCGGATCCAGTGCCGGCGGGAAGGGTGGGAACAAGGCAGACAAATCGGTAAATCACTCGAACTTTACCGCCGTCGTGCACAACGCGCTGGCCCAGCTGATGATGGCTATCAAGGCCGAGCGCACCGCGGAAATGGCGATACAGGCATTGAAGCGCAACGAGAAACCCATCATTGCTGTGAACTTCACCATGGGTTCATTCCTCGACGAATATCAGAAGATGATGAATCTCAGACCCGGAGACACTATGAGCGGGTTTGATTATCGGGTTGTTCTCTCTCGCCTGTTGCGCCGCACTCGTCGGATAACCGTAAGGGACAAGCAGGGCAACGAGGAAGTGATCGAAATCCCGCTTGAGGAACTCCCGGAGAGTGTAAGGGCACTCTACGAAGAGGCTATGGAGCTGATTCAGGACCTCGAAGAGGGTATCCCGGCATCACCTATCGACCTGATTCGCCACCGTATCGAGCAGGCAAATTACTCGATAGCTGAAATCACGGGTCGCGGCCGGCGCGTCGAGTATCGTACCGGCAAGCCACCGCGCCTGATGAACATGGACAAAAACGAGAAGAAAGACCGCGTTGGCACTGTCTCCAAGTTCAACGATGGCGACCTTGATGTGATCATCATGAACGAGGCCGGGTCGACCGGCATCAGTATGCACACGTCACCCAAGTTCAAGGATGACCGCCCGCGGCACATGATCATCGCGCAGGCCGCGCTCGACATTAACGTGTTCCAGCAGATGCTTGGTCGGATCAACCGTACCGGGCAGCGGAAACTGCCGATCTACACGGTGTTCTCGTCAAGTCTGCCGGCCGAGAAGCGCCCGCAGGCTGTCCTGTCAGACAAGATGAAGAAGCTGAACGCCAACACGTCCAGCAACGACGAGTCGGCAACCAGCGTCAACGCGGTCGACATGATCAACAAGTACGGCGACGAGGTTATTGCCCGCTACCTTGAAGAGAACCCCGATATCCGCGCAACGGTTGGCGTCGACTTCGACCTGACTCAGGACCCGCCACAGGTCAAGGATGTTGCCAAAAAGACCACCGGGCGCATGGCCCTGCTGCCGGTTCGCGAACAGCAAATGTTCTACGACCAGATCGAGGGTGAGTACACCGACTATATCGAGTTTCTGACTGAAAACGGTCGCAACGACCTTGTAGCCCGCACCCTGCCGTTTGGTGCCGAACTGATCGAGGAAGAGGTTCTCGATAAGGGTACCGACAACAGCAACCCCCTGACGGCTGACGCCATGATCGGCAAGTATGCGGTAAATACGCTGGCCCGCCCAGCAACACCGCAGGAGGTAGCCGCAGAAATCAAGCGTCACCTGCAGGGCAAGACGCCCGATCAGCTGGTCGACGAGTTCATCGAGGCGGCTGACAAGCACGACAAGGCGGTTATCACGCCCCGGTTACGCGATTCTGTGCAAAGGAATTTCGATCAACTGTCCGAAAAAGAGCAGAAAATCGCCGGTAGGGGAGAGGATTACGTGGAAATCGCCGCACCGCAAGGTAAGCCGGCCGAGGCGTACAACCGCTCGGTGCGACACTTGCGACACCACGAGTCGACCCGGGATTTCATCAAGCGCGCCCTGAAGAACAAATACCGGGTTGGAACCTCGATCGTCATCAAGCAGGACGACGAGAAGATCCCCGGCATCGTGGTGGGAATGAAACCGCGCTGGAAGGAAGGCGATATCTCCAACCCTTATGTCATGAGCGGGTTCACCATCAATACCCGCCTGAACGGCGGTACCGGGCGGGCCAACCTGCCCATGTCGAGGATGGAGACGATCACCAACGACGTTCCCGGCCAGAAAGACGCCGATATCGAGAAGATATTCACCAAGGCAGCCGAAACCACCGGCGCTGCCAAAGAAATCCGCTACATCGCCACCGTCAACCTTGTTCGGGCCTTTGGCAAGCTCACCGGCGTCAAGGGTGAAATCGCCCGCTTCACGATGGCTGACGGCTCGGTTGTAGAAGGAATCGTCCTACCGAAGAGCTTCGACAAGACGCAGCACATCAAACAGGAAACCAAGTTCCCTGATGCTGAGACGGCGACAAGGTTCCTTGAAGAGAACAACGGCGACCAGAACCTGCAAAAGGTCGGCATCCAGACCGGCGACCAGACCCTGCGTATTCGGCCTGTTGTGCCTTACCAGAGAACGGCCTACTACGAGATTACCGTTGCCGGCAGCAAGGCCAAGGGCGGTAAGTGGTGGCAGAACAAGGCCCTGATAGCGATTGCCGGAAGCGATTTTGCAGGGTCCCGATCGATCAAGAGCGTCGAGATTACTCCCGACAAACTGCTGGACGTAATCAAACTGATCTACAAGACCGATCCCCTGTTTGCACTGCAGAGCCTGAAAGAAAAGGCCCAGCCATACATCGACGCCAGCGGCGCACCCAGCAACCCGCAAATGTCGCGCACCAGAACGGCTAATCGGGCATCGACCGTCAGCCAGCTTGAGGCCGCACTCAAGGAACCACTGCGCAAGCTGAGAGACAACATCACCGTAAAAATCGTGCAGACGGTCGCCGAAGTCCCGTTCAACCGCCCAGCAGACCTGCGCGGCGCCTACATGAGCGTTGATGATGAACCGGCGGCTATTTGGATTGTTGCCGATAACACATCAGTCAAAGAGGCCAAGGAGGTATTGGCCCATGAGGCGGTCGGTCACTTTGGTCTGGAAACGCTTCTTGGAAAGACCATGTTTAACGACGTGGTCAAGATGATCAAGCAGTTAAAGAGGACCGGAGACAAGAGGGTGCACCGCATCCTTGCCGAAATCAGGCGCAATTATGTCGACGAAAACGGCAGGTACGAGCTTGACGCCGATCAGGAGGCTCGCGAGGTACTGGCGCACATTGCCGAGAAGAAAACCAGCTTGGTGTCAGGCAGCGCCCTGTTGCGGCTCTATGAGAAGGTGAAAGCGGCTGTTCGCCTGTGGCTTGCCCGTCACGGGTTCGGGAGTATGGAGAACGCCGTCATAGACGACCTGATCGTGCGGGCTGCGGGCCACGTCCAGCGCGAGGACCTTGTCACCAAGGGCGAGGGAGTCGTCGACCCCGAATATTCCAAGCAACCGTCTACCTTCTACAGCCAGATGCAGCGCACCCTCGCGGCCAAGCTGCCGGCCTCCGGGTCCGCCGAGTCCATGCTGCAGGCGATCCGCGCCTACGCCAAGAAAGGCGAGTTCAAGAGCGAAGAACTCGAGTGGTCTGGCGTCGAGAGCTGGCTGGGATCCATGCCCGGGCGCCGGGTTACCAAGGCTCAGGTGATGGATTTTCTCCATGCCAACGAAATCAAGGTGCAGGAGGTCATTAAGTCGGACGATGCCGCCCCGACAAGAGTTGAGCTTAATGGCACGGCTACCGAGCTGATGGGGCTGCCATTTGACGAACTGACAGACGACGAACAGCAGGCCGTACTGGATTACAAATACGACAGGACCGGCACGAAGTATGCTTCCTACACGCTCCCCGGTGGCGAGAACTACAAGGAACTGCTGCTGACGCTGCCACCTGCCGGCGGATATGAGGTAGTGGATCACCCCGAACTTGAGGGAATGAAGGCTATCAAGGGTCCGGATGGTGATTATCTGCGCGCCGGTGAAAATACAGTCAAGCCCGGTGGGGTGATGGCGTGGGAGCCGAAATACGTTAGTGAGGGGTTGAGGTTTTACAACAAGGAAAATTTCAGTGGTGGTCACTTCGACGAACCCAACGTCTTGGCGCATGTGCGTTTCAATGACCGCTCAGACAGTGACGGCAAAAAGGCCCTGCACCTTGAAGAAGTCCAATCCGACTGGCACCAGAAAGGTCGTAAAGAGGGGTATGTCGAAAAAATAGACCAGTCAAAAATCAAAGTACCAACAAAAGAGCAGCGCGAATTCTTTGGTATCCCGGAGAGCCAATACCCAAACGCCGTGATTATGATGGATAACTCGGGGTCTTGGTCATACATGAGAAGCAGAGAAGCGGCCGAGGCTTATTTGAGTATGAACCTTAGTGGAGAGGTTCCAAACGCCCCGTTCAAAACCACATGGCCGATGCTGATCATGAAGCGCATGATCCGCTACGCCGCCGAGAACGGTTACGACAAGATCACTTGGACGACCGGGGAGCAGCAGGCCGAGCGGTATGACCTGAGCAAGCAGGTTGAGGCCATCATTGCCACAAAAGACGGGGATAAAGCCCATATTGTGGCGGCCGTCAACGGAGTTCGCTCTCAGGATCTAGGTACACACAACATCAGCGACCTGCCGGATGTTGTCGGTAAGGATTTAGCCGAGAAGATCGCCAACCAGAAAGACGGGGTTACAAACAAAAAGCGGTACGAGGGTACTGACCTCAAGGTTGGCGGCGAAGGGATGAAGGGCTTTTACGACCAGATCCTGCCGAGGGAAATCAACCGGTACGTGAAGAAGTGGGGTGCGAGAGTCGGTGAAACCCTTATAGACACCGATCGCCCCGGGTACGACATTATCCGCGACCGGGACGGTGCCTCGATGGCCACCCATGCGACCGAGGCTATCGCCAAGGGCGAGGCCCGGATCCGCGCTCAGGAGACTGGCGAGAAGTATCATGTCAGGAAGAACACCGCGCACTCGGTTGGTGTCCACTCGATCGACGTTACCCCGGCCATGCGCACCGCCGCCATGGAAGGGCAGCCGCTATTCTCCCGCCGGCGCAAGCTGCCGATCTTTGGTGACGGATCCGATGCCCCGGTCCTGTTCGATGAATTCCGCTTTCAGGCGCAGGACAAGATGCACTACGTCAGGCGCTTGCAGCGTAACAAGGGCCTGAACGGCGAGGGCGAGGATACCTACCTCTCCGAGATCCGCTATCACGGCATGGTGGCCGCGCGGATAGACGATTTCAACAACGACATGGTCGAGCCGATGGTCGATGAAATCGGCCGGGAAGGGCTCACCGTGGATGACGTGGACCTGTACCTGTGGGCGCGCCATGCCCCGGAGGCCAACGAGCGGCTGCAGAGAATCAACCCCGACCGCCCCGATAACGATGCCCTGTCCGGCATGTCGGATCAGGAAGCGGCCGATACCATGGCAGCCTTCGACGCCGAGGGCAAGACCGCCGCGCTTGAGCGGATTGCCGAGCGTGTCGACCAGATCACCGCGGCGCGCCGTGAGCTACTGGTAAGCGAGGGTCTGGAAACCGAGGAAACGATTCAGGCATGGGAGGATGCCTACGGGTACTACGTCCCGCTGAAGCGCGAGGGCAAGGGAGACAACCTGCCGGCCCGTGGATCCGGTTTCGATACCCGGGCACGGGACAAGCGCCGCGTCGGCTCCAACCGGGAAGTGGTCAATGTGCTGGCCAACGTGGTCGCACAGATGGAATCCAGCATCGTGCTGGCCGAAAAGGCCAAGGTCGGGCGGGCGTTCCTCGAGTATGCCAAGAATCACCCCGATCCTGAGCTGTACAAGGTCGACAAGCCCAGCTATCGGGCTACCTTCGACGCCGAGGGGATGGTGGTCTACAAGCCCGAGCGTGGCCTGTCACTGGCCAATAACGTGTTCGTGGTGCGTGTCGACGGCAAGAATCACCGGGTAACCTTCAACGAGTCCAGTTTCGAGGCGATGCGGCTGGCCCACGCCATGAAGAACTTCGGCGTGACCGACACCGGCTGGGCGATCAGGGTCCTGTCGACGATCACCCGCTGGCTGGCGATCGTGAACACCGGCGCCAACCCTGAGTTCGTGATATCCAACTTCACCCGCGACCTGCAGACCGCCATGTACAACCTGTCCGGAACGCAGGCCGATACCCTCAAGAAAGAGATATTCAGTGACGTTGGGAAGGCGTGGGCGGGGATCAGGGCGGCACAGAAGGGCAAGCCCCACCCGTGGGTCGATAAGTACAACGACTTCCGCCATGCAGGCGCGCAGACGGGCTGGACGGAGTATTACAACGATATCGATGACCGCCAACGGGCGCTGATGGCCAAGGTCAGGCGCGCCGGGGATACCTCGAAAACCGGCAAGGCACGGGATGTAATCGAGTCGGTCATCAAGTTTATCGAGAACGAGAACACCGCGGTTGAAAACGCGGTTCGCCTGTCGACCTACACCCACCTGAGAAACGCCGGGGTATCAGAGGCGCAAGCCGCCCGGGTGGCCAAGGAAATGACCGTCAACTTCAACAAGCGCGGCGAGCTGGGGCAGGTCATGAACGCCTTCTACCTGTTCTACAACGCCAGCCTGCAGGGGTCCGTGAGGCTGTTTCAGGCTGCCAAGCACCCCAAGGTACGCAAGTTCATGCTCTACACCGTGCTGTTCGCCATGATGAACGACTGGCTGCAGCGGTGGCTGGGTGGCGAGGACAAGTACGGCAAGCCGCACTACGACAGCATCCCTCCATGGGTCAAGGAGCGCAACCTGATCATCATGAATGTCGACGGTAGCGGCAACTACATGAAAATCCCGCTCCCGTGGGGCTACAACGTCCTGCATGTCCTCGGGCAAGAGATGGGATCTGCTACCCCGGGCGCAGGCCGTAAGAACTACAAGATGACCGAGGGAGCGATGCGGGTCGCCGCGTCTACCGTTTCAGCCTTCAACCCGATGGGCTCGGAATCCTCGATCATGCAGTTCCTGTCGCCGACAGTGACAGATCCGCTGGTGCAGTGGTCGGAAAACAAGGATTGGACCGGCCGCAAGATCCGCCCGGACGGCAACCCGTTCGACGTGGGCAAGCCCATGGCTTACACCTACTGGAATTCGGTGCGCACCCCATCCAAATGGGTGGCTCAGTTCCTCAACTCGGTCAGTGGTGGAAACGAGGTACGCCCCGGCCTACTGGATGTGAGTCCGGAGCTGATCGATCTTTTGATCGATACCACGACTGGCGGTGCCGGCCGATTCTGGGCGGATACCGTGGCAACTCCGCTCAAGATGGCGACCTCGTCATACGAGCTGGAATCGACCGACTTCCCAATGTGGCGCAGGATATTCGGATCCCCGGGAATGTCGCAAATCTCGCAGAACTTCTACCAGCACATGGATGAAATCAGGCTGGCGCAGAAGGAATACAAGCACTACTACAACGACAAGAAAATGAGACGCCAGCTCATGGAGGCTCACCGGGATGAGCTTCGCATGGTACCCAACATGGTGAGCGCCAGAGCCGCGCTTGCAAAGATCAGGGAGGAAATGAACGGTGTTCGCAACGCCAAGAGGATGAGTGACGAGGAACGTCGGATGCGACTTGAGAGGCTCTATGAAGAGCAGAAAAGGATCATGACGAAGTTCGAGGGTCGGTATTACCGAAGCACAGGGAATTAATCGCGCATGATTTCCTGAGAAAACCACTCAGAGAACGACTTGTAGCCGTAATAGCGTGATTTTATTAGCCCTATAAGTAGAAACAATAAGACCCAAAACACAATAAGAATGATCACCTTACCAAGCATAGAGGGATTCCCGGATGGAAGAAGCAGTCACCACCTTACTTATAACGCCTACAATAGCTAATACGATAGCCTTGGTTTCGATTGCGATCATTCTCTCCAAGGTCGCATCAATTATCCAGATATTTCGTGGAAAGGGTGCAAAAGACTATGTTGAAATCACCAACGCCAATAACAAGTTACTTGTTAGCCTTGCTGCTTCCCTTGATGACCATATTGCTCGCCATCAAGTGGCGATGGCCACAATTCAGGATGTGTCAGACAGACTGGCAAAGATCCTTCCGCATTTGCCGAGCGATGGGTCCCTGCATGATGAGATTGTGCGGCAGCTGGGGGAAGTTAATCGATCTATTCATGGAGTTGCTACTTTACTCAATGATAACGCTGATTCTTATGAGATAAACCGACGGCTGGGTTACGTCCTCGACATCCTCAGTCGATTGGACGAGCGAACCAGAAAACTGTAACGGGCCTAGCGGCCCTTTTTTTGTGACTGAAATAAGGGGTGTGCATGACGAACAAACTTTCTGATTCACTGATTGAAGCGATAGACCGACTTTCGCACGAATCCAACATTCCATCACAGCTGGTCAGGGCGATCGTGCTAACGGAGAGTAACGGCAGTATCTACGCCTACCGTGTCGAGCCACCCTACCGCTACCTGTTCAACATTAAGACAGAAGTTCCGTTCCGCTCCCTGACGCCTGCAGAGGTGCGCAGCGAGCGGGCGCCGGCCGACTTCCCGCATTACACGTTCTCTTCCCGGGATACCGAGTGGTGGGGTCAGCAGGCCAGCTGGGGGCCGATGCAGATCATGGGAGCCGTCGCCCGTGAGTGCGGGTTTGAGCGCGAATTCACCCGCTTGTGTTCGGCCAGTACGGGGATCCAGTACGGGATTCGCCACCTTGCCAAGCTGATCCACCGCTTCCATACCCATTTCGGGTACCGCGGCGTGGCTGCAGCCTACAACGCAGGATCACCCCGCCACACAACCGACGGCAAGTTCGTTAATCAGGAGTACGTTGACCGGATCGCAAGAAACGGCGGATTCATTGGCCTTGAAATGCCCAAATGAGGTAACAAGATGACTAGGAAACACGACAACCAGTGCACACCGTTCACTGAAAACCTAGCCGAGCTGGGGAAGGCTATCGTTGCATGGGTGAAATCGGTACCCGATATCCGCTTTCGCAAGTCCATCAGGTTTCTTGTGTTCCCTGATAACGGGTCTGGAACGCGGATAGGGCATGAACTGAAAAACACCTTTTGGGCTGAACCTCTTCGCAAGATCAAGGGGGAGTGTCCACAAAAGGACGAGCATGAGAGTTCCGCGGACTGATGGCCCGCTGGTTCAGAGAGCATGATGCCCCGCCGGCCGACATGTTCGAGGCTCGGGATGTTTATCTGATCCGCCGAATCGATGATGACGGCCGGGGGGTTCCGGGAAGCGAAATGGTTAGGATCCTTGACGATTACGACTCTCTTTGTTTCTACCTGAAGGTATGGGGGGCAGAGATTTACGGGCCGATCAAATGGGAAAAAAACTAATGTATATCACTGGCATACACCCCGGGGATCGGAAGTTTTTTATTGCGGTAGCGTTTTGGGCCACAGGAACATTCCTTTGCGTCCTTGATAAATTAAGTGGTGGAGAATACGTGACGTTGTGCGGTCTGGTGGTTGCGCTGTTCAACGCCGGCAACGTCGGAGAGCACTTCGCGAAAAGGGGGAACAATGGGGATACTGTCGATTCTTAGGTTTGGGTGGGCGTTTATTGGCCCGAGGATAGGGATGGTTGCTGGCACAGTTGTACGAAACCTGCCGCTGGTCATGTTGATTTCAGGGTTGGTGCTGGGCCTTTTGGTGGGTGGGTATATAACCTACAAGGTCGAACATGAACGCTATCTGACGCTGAAAAACAGAGAGGTAATGAAGGTTCTCATCGAGAAGAACGCGCTAATCATATCCAGAGAGCACACGATCAATGAGTTACACCGGCGGATAGATGAATTCAATAGTATCCGCCAGACACTAGAAGAGAGGACCCGTGATGCAAAGAAGAAATATCAGCACCTGCTTAACCGCGATCCTAAGTGTAATGCTACTGTTGGCGTTGTCAGGATGCTCAACATGTCCATCGACCCCGGATACCAGCCAGCAAAAGACTTGGCTCCCTCCGGTGCCGCCGCCCCTTCAACGGTTACCGGAGGACAGATTGCCGAATCCTTCCAAGAGTGCGCAACCCGATACAACGAGGTCAGGAAGCAGTTAATAAAAGCACACGACCACGTCAATCAGGGTGATTTCCCTGTCCGTGGTGGGATGCCATGAATTCATCGTCATGGCCTTCTATCATAGCCACCAGATCAGCGATTGATTTCTGCCCTGAACGGTAACCAATAAGCCACGCCGCATAGAGGCAAATAACACCAATTAAACCAACAAAAAACCATGTCGTGCTCATAATCCTAGTAACCTCCTTGCTTTCCTGAAATCACCCAAACGAAGGATGGCGTTGTTCTTTCCGAATACCGGGCTATTATCCCCCTCAACATTCCCACTGGTGGTTTCGCACAGGTCCTCGTGGGCGAACGGTTCGAGGGCCTTTTCGAGCTGTTCTATATCGGCTGCAATCATGAACAGGACCCTCCTGTTCACGTCCCATGTGTGCATATTCTTTACTTTTTCACTGAGTCGCATGATCTACCCTCTTGGTGTGACACTTGCATGAACAGGTTACTTCCTTCGACTTGTGGTTGATCATCTTGTCGGCCCCGCATATCCACATGTCGCGGTGCTTGCAATCACAGGTTTTTTTGGGTTTCACGCTCCACGGTATAACAATGTCGTGCACCTTGATTTCGCTGAAATCAATTTGAGTCTGTGGTTCTTTCGCTTTTTTCGACTCTGGCCTGTCATGACGGCCGATCACAATAGCTTTATCGCCACGGATCTTGTTGAGGTCAAATGTGCCCATGCAGTCGTTCCACCTGACGATCATAAACGCCTTGGCTCCAGCCCTGCGGGCAAGAAGTCTGACGCGATCGATTTTATCGACAGACACCCTGTAATCGGGGTGGTCGCGCATACGGCTATTTCGGCACTTCACTTCAACGAACGCGAACAGCTTCCCGTCTTTCCTTAATATGTAGTCAGCATCGCTGAACTTCTTCATGCTTTCGTAAGTAAACCCGTACACTTTACAAATTGCCCGCACCACCTTTATCGATCGTAGGATATCGTCCTTACTCTCATAGACCGGTTCGCTCACGCTACAGGTCCTCGCCACCGATCCTCGCCGCATCCCACGGGTGCTGTGGTGGCCGGTACTGGCCCTGCTTTTTGCTGCTGTTCAAGGTCTTGATGTGGTGGCGAACAATCCAATGGTCCTCAAGCGGTACGTTGTGTTCGTTCAAACCCCTTGCGATGAGTCTCTCCTTTCGCCGGCGCGCTGCGCTGCCAAAGGTTGAGCTGATCTTTTCAGCGATTTCGCGGTAGTTTGGCTGTTGATTTGTCATTGTGATACTCCCGTGGTGAGTGGGTGGCGCGATCCCGAGGGGGGGATAGCAGGCCCGTTGGGAAAGCTAACTCAGGACCGCGCCAAACTGGTTATATCTTGCTTGCGTAAAGAACTGTCGTTTCAAGGGCCCCCCCCACCCTGTTGACGATATCTATCAGCGCCTGATCGTAAATTTTCTCGTGCCTGTACAGGTCGAACCAGAAGGTGAGTTTGCCCTCCTTGATACGCCAGCGAAGGCGCGCATCGATACGGAACGCGGGACCGCCATAGAACACCGGGATTGCGATGGTGAACTGGCTGGGAACCTTGGTTTTGCCGTCCCTGACTGTGCCCTGCGTATCCTCCTGATAGAGGATCTGGATATCCCCGTTATCGAGTCTGGTCCCTGACTTGAAATTCACTTTGCTGATCGCTTCCAGACCGAGGGCCACCTGCAGCATATCGGCGCTGGACGGGCTACCATCGACCGAGACGATATCCACCTGATTGTCCTCGATGAATTCAGCAAATTTCTGCTGCGACAAGGGTACGCTATTAAGGCCAGTCCACCTGATCCACTCGTCGGATTTCGGAAGCGTGTACATGGCTGAATGGTCGCACCATCGGGGTGTGCCCCTGTCAGGGTAATCGAATATCGCCTGCAAGGATCCGTTGGGCTTGTCGCAGACAACCATCGTGCTATCCGAAAGGAACTCTTTGCAGTAGCCGATGAATGAATCCTCGGTATCCAGCGCCGCCTTGCGCTTTATTCGTTGCGGGTTTGGCATCAGGTAATCAAGGGCCTCGATATTGAAATCCTTATGTACCGCCAGCGCCGGGACGACGCTGTGCTGCATGGGCATCAACGAAATCGCACTAACAACATCCTGTAGTGGATTTAACTTGGCGACGATTTCGGCGATCGCGTCAGCTTCTGTTCTGATTGTCTCGGACATGGGTTAGATGACCTCTTGGTTGGGTTTCGGGTGGTCCGTATCGACAGAACGGAACTCGAGGTTCTGCTGGCGCGGGTCGTTGCGGGACAGGTCGCCGTCGGCTGTGGCGTAGAAGATGGTCGCCTCGCGGTCGGCTTCGGGGATCTTGGACTTAACCTCGTCGTAGACGAAGTAGGCCCCACCCTTGGCTGGGTTGACCTTGAGAATCAGGGTGATTTCACCCTTCTTCCCATGCCTCACGACGCCGCGCACGACGCGGGCCAGCTCTTCGGTTACCTCGTCGACCAGCGCCCCGTTACGCTGATCTCTGAGTACATCGGTAAACAGTTTCATAGGTTTCCCTCTCTGGTGGGTGGTGGATTAATCCGGTTCCTTCTTCATCCGGTCAGGGTTGTCGTTGGCAAACTTGGCAAACTGCTTCACCCGGGCCTTGATCGCCCGCTTGTGGGTGGCCTTCTTGCACAGCTGCATATAGTAATCCATGGCCACGATAGCGTGGGGATCCTGCGCCCGCATGATGAATATCGGTTCATCACCGGGTATCGGTTTCCCGGTTTCCCGGTTGACGATTCTCCCCCTGCGGGTGTCGTACTTTGGTTCCTGAAACTCAAGCATGGCAAAGTGTCTCCTGATAATTGTTGGTAACCGCATTAAGGCGCGCCTCAAAACGGTATATCGTCGTCGAACTCCGGTGTGAACTGGCCACCCTCTTCATGGACGGCTGCCTGCGACTGCGCCTTGGCATTGCCCGGGTCGCCGCCGCCACCCTTACCGCCCAGCATCATCATGTTGCTGACGTGGACCTCGGTGGTGTAGCGGTTGTTGCCTTCCTTGTCCTGCCACTTACGGGTGACCAGCCTTCCCTCGAAGTAGGCTTGATCACCCTTTTTCAGGTACTCGCCACAGATTTCGGCCAGATTTTTGAAAGCGACAAGGTTGTGCCACTCGGTACGCTCCTTCTTCTCGCCGGACTCCTTGTCCTTCCACTGCTCCGACGTGGCCATACTGACGTTCATGACCGCCACTCCGGATGGCATGTAACGAATCTCGGGGTCCTTCCCGAGACGCCCGATCAGCTGAACTTTGTTTAGGCTTCGACTCATAGCTTCTCTATCTCCGTGAGCGTGTCCTGAGCCAGCATTTCAAGGCGGGTCAGGGATGAATTGATGATGGTCAGGCAGTCAGGATCCGTGATCCCGTCGGGCCCGTCGATAAAGCGCAGTTTCTTGGCCCACTCGGATACCGCGTCGATATCGCGCTCACGCTTGGTCTGCGGGATAAAGCGACCACGACCACGATGGCCGGTAATCTCGGGTGCGGGTTCTTCTACGGGTTCCGCGGTCGGGGTTGGTGCAGCCGCCTCCTGCTGGCGAAGGAATTCAGCCTGCTGGCGCTGGAACTCTTCCTGCTTTTCCTGCAGTTCTTTCTGCTGGCGTAGCAGTTCGGCCTGCTCCTCCTGCCGGCGCGCTTCCTCGGCTTTGCGTTCTTCCTCTTCCTTGGCTTTGCGCGCGGCCTCCTGCTCGGCGAACTTCTTGCGCATTTCATCGGCTTCCTTGGCCTGCCGCTCGAGTTCGGCGAGACGCTGTTCCTCGGCCAGCTTGGTTTCGTACATGGTCTGCAGTTTGAGAACCACATCGCCGCGGTCTGCCTTGGCCTGTACGGTGAACTCTTCGTACATTTCCTCGTCGATGACCAGCTCGCGCAGTTCCTTGACGGCCTCCATGATCTTTTCCGAGGGCTGGCCGGCCAGCTTCATCGGGGCGTCGGTAATGAACGCCACACGACGCTTGATAGCGGCTATACGGGCCTCTTCGGCAAGGCGGGCCTGTTCTTTCTCGCGCTCGATGCGCTCGTCGTCGGCCTGCTTTTCGGCCTTCATGGGCGCTTCGATTTCGGTCAGCTTCTCGGTGATCCGCTTGGCCTCGCCGTTTACATCACGCTGAAATTTCAGCGCGTCGGCAACCAGCTCCTTGCGGTGGGACTCGATGCTGGTTCGATAACCCCGGACCTCGGCAATCGCGGCGACCAGCGCCTTTTTCGTGTTACGGTAATCGGTAGCCAGCTTCTTGTTGTCAGGTTCCTTCACGCAGGCAACAGCCATAGCTTTCAGGTCAGGAACCTCGCCGTACTTATTAGCCAGCTGGGCCAGCGCGTTGTCGGTGATACTGAATTTGATCGGCGGAAAGGACAGTTCTTCAGTTGTTTCCGTCTCTTCCACCGTCTCCTGTGGTGATGGTTTCTTGCGTGTTGCCATTGGTCTATCTCCCGTGTTGTTCTACTAGCCAGTTAATTTCGTCGATAAGGTCAGGAAGGTGCATATCCAGCACCTTTGCGTAGGCTTTGTATCCGGTGTCGTGTTTGGTGAACCTCCTTTGCAATGGTTTGTACTTTGGGTGATGGCTGATGAAATCCCAATATTCATAGCCACTTACATACAGCCCGTAATAACACTGAGCGGTATAGGCGGAAGGGATATCCCCCGTATCAAGGTATTTCAGGTGGGTCGGGCCGGCTGGGCTTTTGACTTCGAGCCCCCCGGGGTTGTTGGCGTCGAGGATCAACCCGTCAGGGCTCATTGACAGGCGACCATCATCGCTGATGATCATGCCGACCTCGGTTACCGTGTTCCCGGAAGCGAACTCGTAGTAATCCCTGCCCTGCGGTTCTAGCTCATGGCCGCGCTTTGTCCACTCGGTTTCGTAGTGGCGGCTGCGCTCCTGAGTAATGAGTTCATCGGCTAACCGGTAGACGTGATGCCACCACCGATCGGAGCGCCCACCGTCCAGCTTGACGATTTCAGATATGATGCTGGCGGTAGGCTTGCCGAGACGGGCAAGCCACCACTCGTCGCAGTATTGGCGGAAGAAATGGACCTTCATTTGCCTTTCTTCTGGTGGGCCTCGATAGCCGCC